CAAGGAACTCTAGCTGGGATGGGTCTTGGATAAGCAAGCCAGTCTGTGACAGGCTTCGTGGTCCATACAAAGCTTGTGAGTCTGAGTCCTCGGCGAAGGCTTGCTCAGGGATAAGGTCAGCGTTTTCTAGCGTGATTCGGTTGTAAAGGTTCTCTGATCCGTAAACAATGTTCACATCTGCAAACTGGATGCCTGTGTAATCGCCGTCAACTATCTCATCGCTGAATACAAGGTCAGGTGTGTTGGGTACAGCGTTTCGCTCTCGGTATGCAATCTTGCCGTCTTTTGCCAGAAACAAAGTACCAAACTCAGAGTCAGATACAAGCTGTAGATACTCAAGGGTTCCTGTGCCCTCAGCCACATCGGTGTCAAGCATTACAGAGTTGCCAGGGTCAATGTCCCTAAGCTCGGCTGGCCAGTCAACTTCTGGTCTGTCTAGGACTGTGTTGATTCGAGCACCCGACAGCTCTGAGTCTGGGGTAAACTCCTCTAGCCCTGAGTTAGCCAAAACAGAGAAGGCATCTGATACCTGTATCTGGACAACAGACTGCTTGCCTGGTTCGTACTGAATATCGAAGTCGTCAATAAAGCCTCTGAATACAGGTGCGTCATTAGCTGAAACTATCACTGTGCGTCTAGGTACAAGCTGGCCAAAGTAAGGGCCGTTCTCGTAGAGAGGGTCAAACTCTCTATCCGAGTTGTCAACAACGATAGTGACGATACCTGCGTCAATGCGATCTAGAGCGTTGTTCTTACCTCGCCTGACAGTTGTAGTCACTAGGCGTGGGGTGATGTCAAACAGACGCTCACCACCAAGGGTGAAGCTTGTGTTGTCTAGGACACCTCTTGTAGCGTCATCGAGCACAAAAGCAAAGGGGTCACGCTGGCCAAGGTCAAGACCTAGCTCAACTTTGACTGATGGAGCAGTCACTATGCACCCTGCCAGACAGCACCAGAGGTACGCTCATAAGCCTTGATAGCGTCAACGATAGCCTTACCAATAGTCGAGCCAGAGCCAACACCGCCGTCTACATTTATGTTGTAAACAGTTTGCTGTGCTTCCCTGTTGAATAGGCTGTTTGTTCCTGTTGTTGCAATCTGACCTGCCAAGCTGCCAAACTCTGAGTAGCCAGCGTTGATAGCTGCAAGTCCCTCAGCACCACCCATAACTAGACCCTCAGCTAACCTGGCACCTGCCATAGGTCCGGCAGAGATTACCTGTTGTAGCAGGGCAGAGTTCAAACCCATGCCAGATAGCTTGGCAACATTGGTAGCGAATGAGCGTAGCTTGACAAGCATCTTGTCCATGTTGCGAATGATTGAGTTTGTTGATCCACCAAGCTGAGTCAAATCAAAGGCTCCAAGAATTGAGTCCTTGATTGAGGCAAAGGTGCTCTTTACTGCATCTGCAAAAGACTCATAGGCTCTTGCCTTGGCTGCTAGAGCATCCTCAACAGAGGTGTCCTTGATTGGTTCCTCGGCAGTAGTGACTGCCTCGACTGCTGCATCTGCAACAATCTTTAGATCCCTCTCCATGTTTCTTAGGTTCTTGGTTAGCTTGCCGTTGTTCTTAGTAATAGCAGCTAAGGCTTTGTTAGCTCGCTTTACAGGTGTTGCACCAGAAGTAAGTCGAGCAGCAAGCCCCTCGCTAACACCAGCAGCAACTAGCTTGGCTTGTTTCTTTACAACAGTTGCCTCACGCTTTAGAGTTTGACCAAGGCTCATTACTTTAGGCGTTGCACCATCAGTAGTCGGGTCAGGCGTAGGAACTAAGTTAAGGTCTGGGGCTAGTGGCGGTGGAGTTCTGCGATTAGTGCCAGAGTTATAGTCATCCAATACCGACACTCTGCCGGGAGTGACAGCAGGTAATCCCTTGAACTCCTTTTGAGCAGTAATAGCCCCCAAAATTGAGTAAGTGATTTTCTGCCACATCGTGTTGATTGGGTTTAGCTTTGATGCTGCACCACTAACAGCAATAACCTCTGTGTTAAAGTCAGAAAGAGCCGTTGTTGAGTTTTCGACTGCACCCTTTAGCCTGACATACTCTGTCACTACTGCTGCAACAGCAGCAACAACTCCTACTAGCATCAGTGCAGTCTTTAGTTTGCCAGCAGCAATAGTTGCAAGGTCCATGCCGCTCTTTAGTTGGGCCACATACCAGGTCTTTAGTTGAACTGCAACACTGCCAATACCAATCGCAACCTGCATTGCTTTGAAGGCTGTGTTGAGGGCAAAGATTCCAATTATTGAGTTTGCAATGGTTGTTGCGTTCTCAATAAGGAACTTGGTGAAGTCAACTACTGCTGTGACTAACCCCTTCCAGTCAACAGACTCAATGGCAGCCTTTAGCTGTGGTCCAATAACAGGGATTAGTTCCCTAAGCTCGCTGACCATCCCTTGCAAGGCTGGCATAACTGCCATTGTTGCTTCCTCGCCGATGGTGCCAAGCTCATGGCCCATAAGCTCAAGCTGACCACTAAAGGTCTTTGCGTAGGCTGCACCTGATCCACCAAACTGTGACTGTAGCTCTGCAAGGATAACTTTCTGTGCACCCATAAGGTCACCAGATTCTTGCAGTGCCTTGATTTGTGCTTCTTGGTCCTCAGTAAAGCCAACACCGACTTTGCGTAGAGCTGTGATGCCTCGAATTGGATCGTTGAGTGCTTTACCTAGTCGAATAGCTGAGGCACTTGCACCCTCGTTGAGTGCTCGCCCCATGTCAACCATGATTGCTGTGGTTTGAGTAAAGATGTCATTACCTGCCCCTGCCTGGTTAGCAATGTTGCGGAAGGTAAGTAAAAGGTTGGCACCCTCTTGGATTGTTTCAGCTTCGGTAGCTGTCAAAGCCTCAAGGCTACCTGCAAGACTCTCTACCTCTTTGGCAGAGATGTTTGATGCGTTGCCCATTGAGGTAATTGTTTGGGCTGTCTGAGCGTTGATGCGTTCGATGCGAGCCAGTGATTGTGCGTTCTTGGCAATGATGGCACCGGCACCGGCGATAGCTGCACCTGCTATTGCAAAGTTTCTGCCTAGTGATCCGATGGAGCCTTGTAGCTTTGCAAACTGAGCGTTGGCTTGCCTTAGACCTTTAGGGTCAAAGCTGGTGAGGATGGGGATTCTAATTGCCATTAGCGAGCCTTAAGCTTGTAGTTGATTTTTTCAGAGTATTTTTCAATGGTCCTCAGCATGTCGGCAGCAATGCCGTCAACCTTGCCAGCTAGTGCTGGGTAGATGTAGCGAGATGGGACACCACCAAGGTTGTCGGTCATGCCTTTACCCTGTCCGGTGATGCGGTACTGGAAAGCCTGAGTTTGACCACGCCTAATAACGGACCTTGACTTGGTTGGCTTTTGTCTGCCTGAGCCACCGATGCGACCCCTGCCCTTGTATTCGTATGGCAAGCGTGGTCCATGCATCATTGTCTTTCGGCCAGCCATGTCAGCTATCTCAAGACCTACTGCATCGCCAGGTGATACAACCTGCAACCTAACAAGTGGGATTGTGTCGCTGTTTATAGCCCTGCCAAGTAGCAGTTGAGCGTTTACCTTGGCACCTGCAAAGCGTGTCCGGCCATAGTGGTTCATGCCCGATAGCGGTGATGAGGTTGGCAGGTTTGACTTTATAGCGGATACTGCTGGTTGTGCAATCTGTCTGATGTCTTTGCGAAGTTCCCTGATTGAGCCTGGTTGCACAGCATCGAGAAGTTGCAGCATCTCTTTGACACCTTCAACTCTTATTCTTTGGATTGGGGCAACCAACAAGACTCCTAGATCGGACAACTCTTACTATTCTACCCAAAAGAAAAACCCCCTTTTTTTAGGGGGCTTATCTTTTAGAGCCTCGTTGATTCTTGTAAATCAAATACCGGCTGAGTGTCCAGAGCATTCGTTCATCGAGTTCTAACAACTCCCTGGGGCTTATACCTGTTTCGATTGCCAGAGATGCTATGAACCAATGAGCTGATTGATCCCCTAGACCCTTTATGCTTTTGGGTCGTCAGAGGCCGATACGGAGAGAACTCCGTCAATCCACTCATCGAAGGTTTTAGCAGTTGCCTTGGTGCGTGTTTCACTTGCCCAAGCTAGGAAAAGCAGGTGAGTGATTTTGAGGTCTTTGTCTAGATTCGCAATGGAGATGTTGAAGTTGGACTCGAACTTCACCATGTCGGATGCTAGGCAGGTGACCTCTTTAGGTTCACCAGGCTTGTCGCTGAACTCTACTTGTAGGTTTATTTTCATGCTCTTAGCTTACTATGCTGCTGGGGCGGTGCCTCGTAGGACCTCGCCGCTGACTGGCCAAGTAATGCTCAATGTGGCTAGATCTCCAACTGCACCGGCAAATGGCTGGTACTGGGTCACTAGAGCTGTGAAGCGGTACTCAGGGTTGGTTGCGGTGACTGTGCCTGATGTAGGTGCAATCTTTACTGCAACTGTTGAACCCATAAGTGGGAATAGTAGAGCGTCTACTGATCCTGCTCCGAAGTCCTGGTGGAAGTCTAGGGATACAGATGCATCCTTTAGGCCACCAATACGAGTGCGGTATGTGGAACCGAATGCGGTGGTTTCTACCTCATCGGTTGTGATGTCTAGGGTCACCGAAGCGATTGAGTCGCTTAGGACAGTTGTGCCAACTGTGACCTTGTAGTCTTGTGCAAAAAACTTTGCCATTTATTTCTCCTAGTTTGCTATGACTGTGACAGTGAAGTCAGCAGCCAGGTATGTGGTGTCGCTGATGCTCAATGAACCAACTGAGTCCATTGACACTACTCGGCAATCGTAGGCATTACCACCGAGAGTCTTATCTGATTCTACTGCACTTTTGACATTACTTGCCCCTGTGCTTATGTAGGCATCGAGCCGTCTTTGTGCTTCACGCTCGGCAGCTCTGCCAACGATGACTGTTACTGCAAAGTTATAGTTTGTTAGCCCCTTGTCAAAGGCTCCGTCATAGGTCACTGACCTTAGACCGACAATGGCAATAGGTGGGTTCGGTAGATCAGGAACCTCAGCGGCTGTTCTAAGTCCTGGGATGGTTGCAAGATTAGTGGCTAGACCCTGCCTAATTAGGCTGATGCTCATTAGCCGAAGTTCCTCATAATTCTGTAAGGCATAAGTAGTTGCTCAACATCTGGATCAAGGTAGCGACCAACTCGGATAGCTCCCATGTCACCAAAGCCGGCAACACCTAGAGGCGAGTCAAGACGCTTGAAAATCCTCGATGACTGAATGATGCAAGCTTGCTTGACAGCAGTAGGGATAGATGCCCAGCCCCAAGTGCCAGTGATTTTGACAAGTGCCTGGTAGTCAACTACTGGCCAAGAATAATCGTTGATAGCTCTGATACCTGTAAAGGGTGAGTAGAGTCCATCGGCTCTGCTGTTTACTGGCTCAAGCTGGTAGTCGGTGACTTTCCACTCTGTGTAAGTATCGCCAATCTCGTCTGTTGATTCAACCTTGGTCACGCTGATTGCATCGTCAATGATCAGGTTGATTGCATCGGTAGCGGCAAAGTTCCTAACAGCCGTACCTGCGTTAGAGAAGCTTCTGGCTGTAAAGCCGTCAATAAGTCTTGAGGCAGACTCAATAGCTGTTTCTAGCAAACTATCATCCATGCCATCTTGGATTCTTAAGGAAGCCTTGACATCTAAAAGTGTGGCGTAGCCGTTTGTAATTGCCA